CAAACGATACTGCAGAACTATTGAACGCAATAGTTTGATTAACAGCGTTATCAGAAATAGCGTTTGCATTAATATCACCTACTGTAGCAATAGGAGTCTCAAAACCAGTAGCAGTGGACCAAGAAATTTCAATTGAGTTACCTAAAGCTCCGGGATATTTGGCATCAAAAGCTGCATATACACTATTTTCTGCATCAACGTCATCACCATCAAATACAATGGTAGTACCTGAAGCTGTTGCAGATGCGTCATCAGCACGTACAACATATAACGCGTTTGAGTACGCTAGAAAATCAGATGCGGTAAAAAATGTTTCGTAGTTGTCGTCGGTTGGTTTACCAAAGCGGTCTACAAGGTCATTTTCTGAAGTGATTAGAATGGGATCATTAACAGGACCCCACTTAAAGATGCCGGCCAAAGCCGCCGGTGCAGTTGCAGCGCCTGGCACTGTTTGACTCGCATCCACTTCACGAACAATGACGGAAGGACTTACGGAAAAAGCCATGTTTTTCTCCTTTAATTAATTAGAAACGCGTTTATATTCAATATTATTGTTTCTATTTATAAATTATACGATTTGCTATGAGGGCAGGTAATCATAGTCTAATACCATCATCTTCGTAGAAATCGCTATCTCCTACGTCAAAAAAGCCTAATGGCAGCATATCCTGTTCAATTTGCTCGTCTGTTTTTTCTCTTAATTTTGTTAATGTATTTATGTCAGTCATATCTTTAAAATATTGCTGCTCAGTCATCCAAGCAAACAATACTAAGTTCATTACTAAGTCATCATGAAAACCAGATTCAGCCTCAAAGGAGTTAGCCTTTTTAGAAAACCTGCTCAGTTCTTGAATAGTATCATAATCTCTTATGAATAATTGGTTTTGCTCAACAAGCATCTTAAGCATAGAACAACCTACGCCCTTTACAAGCTTAGTTGTTCTAACGCCAGCATCAACATTCTTGCCAAAACCAGGGCTTAATACTTTACCGCTACGTCCGTTGTTTTGCGTGTAAAGTAAATTCTCATAACCAAGGTCTAATGTGAGGACGTCAGAAACTTGTCCTCCAATATCGTTAATTTCTACTAATATACCAGCTTCGTTGTAAATCATACCAGCTCTATATAAAACTGATGCAAAATCAACTGGTCCAATTAGATTATCTTTATAAACTCCAACTTGTCTGTAAGGCATTTCTGAAATATCGAAAATAGTAAAAGTAGAAAAGTCTAACCCTTTACCTCTTGCAACGTCTGCAGTAATTACATATTGCTTATCAGGATCAGCTCTTTCGTATTGTATCAAGCCTTCTGCTTTAGCGATAGGTTGCTCAGGATATAATTCTTTTAATTTACTGCCACTAATAAGTGTACCAGATGATCCTAGGAACTCGCAGCAATATTCTTGGTTAAACTTGGCTTCGTCGTGATCAAGAGCTTCAATTGTTTCTTTGCGCCATTTCTCATCACGTCCAGGAACATCGTACCACATAACTTCTTGGTATTCATATCCGTTAGTTCCTTCCTTAGCACCTTTGCACGTTTTCCAAAAATGATTCAAACCGTTTGGTGTAGAGGTCATTAATAGCTTTGTAGATTCACCAGATGAAATTGTAGGATAAACAGAGGCGAAGAATTCATCGTAACCTTCAATAAACGCAACCTCATCGAGGTACAGAAAGTTAACAGATTTACCACGAATTGCTGATGAAGATGTAGTACCAGCAAGTACTTGACAACCATTTTCTAATGCAATGTTACCCTTGTTCCATTCTTCGATACCTTGCTGCAACCATTTTGGCAGTGCCTCATATGCTAGCTTAACACGGGCCATAACTTCTCTAGATGCATCTCCCTTGTTTGCTAAGATAGCTACAGTTTTGAATTCGTTAAACAAAATGTAGTGCAAAATAACAGCAACAGCGGTAGTGGTCTTACCAGACTGACGAGCAGTTAAAACAGCTACACGCCTGGATTTAAAAATCTTATCACAAATTTCTTTTTGGTAATCATACATATCAAAAGGAACCAACCCTCTATCAACGTGGATAATCTTAATATATTCTTTTGCAAAATACACAGGATCGCCTGCGCACTTCGCGTATTCCTTGAGTAGCTCAGGAGTCCATTCAATTTCTGTTTGGCTTTTCTTGAGATGCGAATTACCTAGATAACCATCACCCATCAGTGTTCTCGCCTTTCATCATTTTAAGTAGGTCAGCAGTTGATAATATTAAATTGTTGTTTGTAACATTTGTCTGCGCTGCTTCTTTTGGACCGTTTATTTCTTCTGTAGCAAATTTCTTTTTAGAGGAAATATCAGAATATTCTTTGTTAGCGTCAAGCAATGTTTTCATTAGGGTAGACACAACTTCAAACGCTCGAGGTTGCTCAGATTGTTTAGCGATCTCAAGCATTTCATGCATAGCATCTTTGCCAATATCAATAACACTTGCAATGTTTTGACGTACTAATTCTATGTCTTGTAAGTTCTCATCGTCATCTGGATTAATAGGTACTATTTCTTTTGACGGAACGTCGAGTTGTACAACAGGGACTTGCTCCGCCTTTTCGTTTTCATCAATATCAGACATGGCTCTGATGCCAAGGGCTGAAGACATCTTTTCGTCGCTCATTATACATCCTCAAATATTGTAATAATACCCCAATCATCATCAAATTGAATTTGTTGGTATGGTACTGATACAGCTGCCGGATCTCCGACTGTAACGGTTGGTGCAGAACTATAACCTAGTCCAGCATTGGTAACGGTGATACCTGTTGCCTGGCCAGTACCATCAATTGCAATAGTTGCGGTAGCGGTTTCAGTAACAACGGCGTCTATAGCAACGTTTGCAGTTATATAGAACTTCCCAATGTTATTTATAGTAATATCAGTTACCGCTCCATTAGTAAGAATAGCAGTTGCGGTTGCTTGGTAATCTCCAGCAACACCATCGGGATCTGAAATCACGATAGATGGTGTAGTGTTAGCATAATTAGCTCCAGCGTTTGTTACAACGATTGCAGTTACTTCACCATCAAGTACTGTAGCTGTTGCACTTGCAGGATCTTTATCAAAATCATCAGTGAAGTGACTACCTGTTTGAGCCCAGGTTGGAACAGTATATGAACCATCAGCTGTTAACCCAGAAATCTGTGTAATAATTAAGTTATCTAACGCACCGATGAAACTTCTTTCAGATCCAGAACGTTGGCCAATATTTACCGTTGCACCGCCACCTTGTAGGTAACCCTGTGGAGCATTACCACCCGCGATTGCGGTACCGTTTAATAACCATTTTGCATCTGAGCCGTAATGCTCAAGTCTAACGTGATTCCATACGTTTTCGTTTAAAGTATGTCCAGTAGATCTTACCGGAACTGAGTTGAGCCAAGGACGATATACAAGCACACCACCATCTTCTATTTCAATTCTCATTGTTTGACCAGGAATATGAAGAATATGGTAATCAGCAACGCCTGCGCCTGAGAATTCTGGACGAATCCAAAACTCTATAGCAAATCCGTTGCCTGCGGTATTAAACGCGTAATCAGTAACATGGCTAAAGGTTGTATCGTCTATGTTGTGATATAAAGCATCATCACCAAAAACAAACGCGACAGATTTGGCCGGTGGTTCGTCCACAGAGACGGTAGCTGAACTGTAATATGTACCGCTGTTGGTTATACCAATAGATCCAACAGTGTCTCCAGAGATCACGACAGCGCCTGTAGCGGTGATTATATCACTGTCCGGAGCGCTAATTGTAACGGCTGGAACCGCAGAATAAAAGCCACCAGCTTCTGTAATAGTGAAGTCTGTTATACCAGTATTTGTTATTGTTGGAGTAATTTGTGCGTTTAATCCTGATGGAGCACTGATTGTAACTGGTATTACATTGAGTGGATCATAGTTTTCACCATCATTTACAATGGTGATACCCGTTACAGATCCATTAGATACCTCAGCAGTTGCCACAGCAGCTATACCATCTTCGTTAAGTGGCAAACCGCCTGTAGTCATACCTGGGCGAATAGTAATACCTTCTTCAGCAATAGCATCTCCAGCAGTAGATGTAGCCATATCAATATCAATGAACTTAATAACTTTCTTAGTTTTCTCAGGACCAAAATAGTATCCCTTTAAAGTAAAAGTTAAAGTGTAAAGAATTGTTTGTCTTGTTTCGTAATCACCCTCGTAAAGATCTTCGGTCGTAACACTATTCAACACAATAGGAATATCAATAGGATCTAGGTCTGGTACCATCGTTGCGGTAACAGTCCAATCTGGTGTAAAGAACGGAATGATTTGTTCCATAATTTTAGTTGCATCTTCAGCGTACTTTGTCATAATATACAAAGAGAACTCAATATCATATGGAACTGAAGCATACATAAAGGGTCTAGATGAATCAGTTTCAGTTTTTTGACTCTTGCGCATCTTCTGTGTTGATCCAATTTTTCTCGCTGGATCATATGATAGACTTGTAATTTCAAAAGACATGCGCGGCAAAGACATAGCAGGTCTTGTGCTATTCAATAAATCTGGATCTTCGTTTAATCTTGAAAGAACTTTTTGGAATGGTGCGTATGATAACGGCACAATCATATCTTGTATTACCGTTCCGGTATTGTCTTTTCTTTCAATTTTAAGTTGATTGAAAATAGTACCGAATAGCGCAACATATCTTCTCGTTGTTTCGTTATAGAAATAATTAGCAATAGCCATTAGTTTATATCCTGAATAGTAATGTTTTCGCTGAACGGATCCATTTCACTAAAGTCTAAAATATCATCCGACAGTTGTTCGAACTCAAGGTTTTGTGCCATCACATCATTATTTGCTACGTCTTCAAGAGTAGTAACAAATTCAGAGGTTGAATTAATATCATCAAAATAATGGTCAATATCATCGCGGCCAGTGTCGAATCTTTCGTTAGAATATTCCATCAATTCGCATTTAATATCATATACTTGTAAAGAACCAGCTTGGTAGAAAACACTTTCATGTTCTACGTATGTAATCTTATACATTTTCTGATTCAAAGGAAGCCAGATAATATCATTTTCGCGTGGACGAACTTTTGTTTGTGTTTTCCTAGTAACGTATTGCTCGAATGTTCTAACAGCAACTGTAAACGTAACTTGGTCTCTGATTTGTAAACCAAACTTGGATAGGAAGTCGCCTTCGCCTTCAAACCCATCAACATTTTTCACGTATACTTCAAAAGAATACATCTCGTCGTACAGAGGAGTATCATCTTCGTTAAAGATAGAATCTATGTTATTGAACAACCCACTTATATAGGTTATGTCAAGACCATAGATCTGAATAGATTCAATTACGAGATCATCAATTAGATTTTGCTCGTTAAAGTTATCGTAGTTACTGAAGTATACATTACTAGCCATGATTTACCCGATAAAATTATATGTTAGAGGCTGCAAATTATTAATGGCGTCTTCTTCCATCTTTTCTCTTTCGGCTCTCGCCTCTGCTAATATTTGCTCACCATTAAAAGAAACACCGCCAACTAATTGCATATTAGTAAATTTAGTTAGGTTAAGACCCCACTGTTCGCGAACAAGAGCTGATGCATAATTCTGCAACCATCTGTCTGACCAAACATCTGCGTATTCATCTGGATCAATAATATCATATGCTTCAACAACAATATAAGTACCAACTGTCCAGCGGTCTTTAGTATTATCGATGTGCAATTTATTCACATGTTTGTTGTAACGGATAATAGGTTTACCAACAAGCATTTCTTGCATGAACTCAATATGCTGCATAGACATATAGTAGTTAGACATGCTATAACTCGCCATATCTTGAACGTTGTTTAGAACGAACTGATACTGAACGTTAAACATACCACCGCCCATAGAGATCGACGTATCAAAATTAAAGATCTTAGATATACCTAATAATTTTTCTGGTAAAGGAATCCATCCATTTACTTTATCTTGTTCTGTAATTATGTGCTTTAGATAAACTAGCTGGCTACCATTATAATGATAGTCTCTCCAAAAAGAAACAGCTTCATCTACTCGGTCATCGATTTGTTCTTCAGCAACGTTAATTTGGATAACTGGCGCGCCAATTTTCCTTAAAATATATTGTATGAATTCATCTCTTGACTGTGGTTGTGCCATGGTTTTCCCCTTAAGCCAGTTCGTCTTTAATGATTATTTTGATGTAACCAGTATTTGGAAAGGTTTCAATCTGACCGTTGTTATATTCTATTTGAAATTCTGCGCTGTGGATGCCTGTGTTAGAAGTATCACCAGATACCCATTCGTAAGCTACAATGCCCTTGGCTGCGTTAACGATAGTTCCTGTCCCGCCATCAATTGCAATAGTTCCATCATCGAGTTTCATATGAAATTTTACCAAAGACGCATTCGCCATTGATTTAACTCTACCGTTAGAATCTTTAAGAGCTACCTCAATAGACGGTGCAGTGTCGTTCTGTTTAATGTAAAAGCTAGCCGCCATTTTTGTTTCTCCAAGGTTTACTTTTATTTATCAAAAGTGAAAACTTTTTACTGTAGAATTTCAACCTGTGACATTCCGGTGTTAGTTAATTTAATAGAATTAGATTCGTCGTTAATAATCACGTCGTTAAATTCCATACTATTAAATACGACATAGTTAGCGCCATCTTTAGAGTAAGCACGTGTAGATATATTTAACCCAACGCTTTCAATGCTGAAACTATAAGAACCAATACTATCGCCTTCTGAGAAAACGTAGATATTGGTGTCAAGAGTAAATTCTAAAGTAGGGTTGAAATTCGCGTGAGTAAGTACAAGACCAGAAGATTCCGAGGTGTAATCAAATAAAACGTTATTTGCTACCGAAATGTATCTTTGAACACCAAACTCAATAAAGCTTGAACTAGTAAAACCAAAACTTAAATCTGTAGCTCTACCATATATTGTTGGTGTTTCTATTCCAGCAGTAAACTCAAAGTCTAATGTTACTGGGCTAATATGTCCAGTGATTGGAACTTGAGCATAAGAAACAAAGGAAGTTCCAATTGTACCTGAAACTTCCCCTGATAGCTGTAGATAACCACCGCCAAAGAATTCGAAATCTAATGTTGTCGAAAATGCTCCATTTGCAGACATGAGGCTTACCTTAAGTTAAAGTTTATGCGCCGCCAGCTGTAATGGTGAATGTAGTAATATTGATTTGCTGACCAGTAGCAATGTTAGTATTATCTAACTGCATGTCGCCGCCGGCGCCAGTTGCTGAAACCGTACCTTGCATATGACATGCTGTACCAGCGTTATTATGTAATCTAAAGTAACCTGCTGTACCCGAAGCATCTGCAGATAAGTCTTGCCAAGTTCCTGACAAAGCAATAGATCCATTAAGTGGTGCACCCAACCAATCAGATGGAAGTACCATTGTTGCTACAACTACACCAGTGTTGGCTGTTCCAGCGTCTGCAGGTGCTGATCCTGTTGAAATTGTAAGAATTGGATTAATACCAATCTCTGTTTCGATTGCAGATAACGTTGAGTTTCTTGCATCTGTTGATAGCTGAAATGCCATTAGTTGTTCCTTTATTTGCATTAATTTATGTATATTTATAAAATAACTGTTGACACCAATCTAGAACGTGGTATAATAATCTTATGTTCTTTAATATAATAGATTAAAACTTATTAATATCTCTTCTTTCAATATCATCCTCAGACAGAGTGTCTCCCATCCAAACCTCAATTACCTTAACTGGATTAACACCAACGTTAGTTGCTTTGTGCCAACAAAGTCTTGGAATATCAATACTATCACCAGATTTATAGATCTTAGAAGTACTGTAACCATTAGGGAATTCTAATTCCATTCTAAGATCACCATCAACAATATGCCAATGCTCAGACCTAATGTTATGTCTCTGGTCAGACAAAGCCTTTCCAACATCAATGGATAATTCTTTTACTTTCCAATGACCGTTTTGATCTAAATCTCTGTATGTACCCCAGTTCCTTTGTGTCTTTGGTTTGTTCCAATTCTTTAGAATCCATGATGAGCTATTCTTCTTATCTTCACCACCAACACCAAACTCAAAGTGAACATCGTCAAACACCATTTCTGGAATATTATCTTTTGTTCTGTCTCCGCCGTTAGCAAAAATAATTTCTGTACCACGGGGAAAGTAATCTTTAACATATGCTATAGCATCAATCGCTGTATCATCACTATCATCAAAACCAAAAACATGTCCAACACTCTTGATATTATTAACTATATTTATACGTTCTTCGTAGGACATAAATGGCTGCCCTTTCTTACGGGTTAACCATTCGTCACTGTTTACACCAACACATAAAATACTGCCAAGTTCTTTAGCTTTCTGAAAATATGCAATATGGCCTGAGTGAATTGGATCAAATCCACCTGTTACTAACACTACTCTCATTTTAATTCCTCCATCGTATAATCCCAAGCAAAGTTAATTTTATTAATAGATTTCATTTCAGGTTTCTTGTTTGCGTGCATTGGATGTACCCACCAATCTTCATAGTTAGTTTTATCATCAGTTGAAATATCACTTACAAATAACACATAACCGATTTTACTAAGTATTTTTCTAGACTCTTCCCTAAATTCAGGACCCCACCAAGATGCGTTATGTTGGAACTGTATTACACCAAATTCATACTTGTCAAACGGAATGTTGTTTAAAGCTTCTATAGATGCGGTTTCTGCGTTTATTCTCAATAGATCTATATGTTGCTCTAAACAATTTTGCTTAAATAGCGCCTTATAATCTGTATTAGCTGCATCGCCTAATATAACATTTGTAGTTCTTTCACGAGAAAATATATGGCACATTCTTTCAGAATTATCTAATGAAATTCCTTTCCATTCAAACTCCTTTTCTAATAAAAGTGTATTATTATATAACTCAGGGTGACCACATCCAAGCTCAACGAATGTGCCATTGCGCTTACCATCTAACAAAGATAATACAAACATATCTTGAAAGTGGCGAGAATAATTAGTATTAATATCTTCTAGTCCGGTGAATGGATATTTAAATCTACTATAATCACTCGGTGTATATGGTAACGTACTTGGATAACCATGCATCGCTAATAATTCTGTAGCGCCTTTTTGCGCATCTGCGCATGTGTTATATCTGTGCTTTAAATCAAACGCTAGATTTTTAGAATCATCCCTGCCGTTTGTTTTCCACTTTGCTTCTGCATATAATAATTCTAGCATGTCACTGCCCGGATAACCAACATCATTATCATCAGTACACCAACTGCTACCAGGAGATCCGTGTTTTACTGACAAACCAATCTTGGCATACATTAAGCATTCACGCCAATCACTCTTTTCTTTTTTATATTTTGCAAGAAAGTAATAAGCGTCTGGCATATCAGGTAGTGTATCAATTGCAATCTTAAGAAGACCCTCAACACTTTGACCACGATTACCGTTGCGTTCATAGATAAATGCGCTCAGAATCATACATTTGTACTGTAACCATTTATCTTTTATTGTTTTTCCAGAAGACATATCAGCAGCTCTTAAATAGAAACCAAAGGCGCCTGACCCCTGTTCTAATCTATCGTATTCACGTGCTAATTTATAGATCTTATCTGGATTGTTATAGTCTAAGACTACATCGGTCAATAATTGTGGATTTGCAAATTTCATTTTATAATCACCCGTTATCCATTAAAAAATCTAAAAATACTTTCTGAGGCATTCTAAGAATAAACGAAGCGTTATCTTGCCAACCAAAAGAGATTAAAATATCACCATTATCTGGGTGTACGGTCATACCAGTTACAAACTCAATACCATAATCGGTATCAGTAACATGATCATAATATGTACCCATAAAATGGAAATTGCGAGAAGCGTGGATTAGATTCCAATCATTATCCCATATAATAACACGATGTGAATACAT